GAAATCATCTCTAAGAGTTTGTGTTGTGTTTGTTTCAAACGTGACATTTTTTAAGTCCTCCATACGAGGGTGTTTAAATAGATCCATGTATAACCTCTGCCACCCTAGCAAAGGTTCACCACCAGTTAAAATAAAATGAACATCTTGTCCATTATCCATTGTCCACTTACCTTGTGGAGTAAGACCTAATACATAATCAACTACTTCGTCAACTGTATGGTCTTTCATATATTTTTTAAATTCAGGATATATACTTGCATACGTATCACAGCCTGTGTGAACAATAGGCAAATCCTCGAACTTATTTATCTTGTCTAAAATACCGTCATCTAGCAATGCTTTAACTTCTGGATTATATTTAATACCTTGTTCTAACTTCTCTGCTCTGTTAGGATGCTTGTCTAAACCAAAGTTCATACAACGAAAATTACAACCAAAGGTACGTAAAAAGACGGAAGGTACACCTACAAAGCGACCTTCTCCTTGCACACTATAAAATGCTTCACTATATCTTAATTTCATTTACAACTCCTATTATATATTATAGTGTTTATTTAGGTTTTTGTCAACCATTAACAGCCAGTACTTTCTTCAAACATTTCCATTTGTGTAATATCTTTTTTGGAGTACTTTTGTTTATTTGGAATGACACCGCGAACACCGCCTGCAGGATCTTCCATATCACCGTCTCGGCGGAAAATTAAATGAACGTGTGGATACATAACTGTTTGTCCCGCACTTTTGCCCATATTAATACCTATATTGAACCCTGTAATTGGATTAGTTTCAGCATCAACATTCATTTGACCCATATCCATAGCAAACTTAAAACACTTTAAAATGTTTTCTTGTGTGTTTTCTTTTGGAACAACAAGGGTATGTCCAAGAGTGACAGGATAAATGTCCTCATATACAACGTATTCCTTTGTATCAAACATAACATTGGTCCAAGGTGCTCGACCTTCTTGTTTTGCTTTTTCTAGTGTATCAGTCATTTGTTTTCCTTATAAACTATACCAATCGGATATTTCTTCCAATGCGGCATCCCATGGTTTTATGTCTTTATATTCTTCGTACTTTTTAGTAGCAACCTTCCAACCTAATCTAAAGTGTGTAAAGTAGTTGCCCTTAAAAGCACCCTTAGGCTTGGAAAATATCTTTGCTGTACTGTGTGCAAATTTAATTTTCCAAACAAGTTTACTCACAATTAATACTCCTGCTTGTAAAAGTAAACATAGTAGCCTTTACCGTTTGTATCACCGCCGTCGTTGTAAATTTCTTCGCCGTTGTAGTAGACTCCGTATATAAGGTCTTCACCATTAGGTGCTTCAGCAACTGCAAATTGCAACTTAGTTTCGTCAAACTCTATATCACTTTCGATTACAGTTTCAAAGAACGTGCCTTTTTCTGAACTTACCATTTGACAAATATATTCTCCCTTTTCGGGATACTTGTTTCCATACTCGTGATCAACTTCAGTAGGCTCACACCAAACATTGTTATCAGGATCAGAATGTTTTTCACTTGTTTCGTTAATCCACTCACCAAGTTCTTCACCGTCAACAACTTCTTTAAGATGTTTAGCACTATACTCTGCACTGTCTACTTTATCAATATATAAACGTGCCGCATCGTATGTTAGTCCCCACGTATGTTCAAACTCGTCAATTGGTTCATACCAAGTTGCACCAACACTTTCTTCATCGTCATCGTGCATAAACATTGCTTCACGAGGAATATCACCGCCGCTAATGTATTCGTATTCACCATCTTCACCTACGTTTTCACGTGTTTGATCTGACGCATTTAAAATATAATGAATTGCATCAGCATCGCCGTGTTCTTCTACAGTCTTACTCCAAAAATCAAATGCTTCTTTTGAAATACGCATATATGAGCATTCGGATCCATAACCGCTTAACATAATACGATAAAAGTGTGGGCCTTTAATACGTTCGATTGTTTGTTCTTTTTCTTTAAGTGTTGCCATTATACTAATTCCTCTGTAATATACCTTTTGAGTTCTTTATCTTCTACATCATTTGGTATATCGTTTTTATAAAAGATTCTATAAGAATCACTACCATACTTGCCAATGCCACATAATTCTGTTGCGTCATTGCCGTCCCAGTCTAGCCATTGCTGACTCATTTTCCAAATACGTTTAGCACGAACATTTTGCATACCTAATGGTTGTAATACTTCAGCAATCTCATCTACTGTTGAATATAAAAGAATACCAGCAGTAGGCCAACGTTCGAAAAACTTAGTGAGTACAGGTTTTGTTTGCCGTCTATCAACTTGGTTAAGACAGATAACACCGACCATGTGTTGCCAACTGTCTTCAACCTGCTGTTGTACCATTAGGTCGTCTCTCATAGTGGTAATTTTCCTGTATAAAGATCAATACTTAAACTAATCATTCCCATAGCAAAAACTGTAATAATAAAAAACCTTGCTAAAATTACTGCGATATAATCATGCATTAATACAACTCCTCAATTTTATCACAAATTTTTAACTTCTTTGCTTCTTCTGCACTTAACCAAACGTCTTGTGGCGGAAGAAGAACTTCTTTGATTTTAGCCTCAGTCATACCTAAACATTTTTTATAGTGCTTAATCATACGTTCTGTACTAAGTTCAAATTCTCTTACACGAGCATACAGTTCGTGTTCTTTGCCTCTACTACCCCAACTGTACTGATGCGATAGTATGCTTGTATTAGGAGTAAGGATACGTTGTCCTTTTTGTCCTGCAATAAAAATTAAAAATCCACAACTTGCAATAAGTCCTAGTCCTACTGTTTTAATAGGTATTGAACTTGATTTCATTACATCAATTAGAGCAAATGCAGAATGTACATCTCCGCCTGGTGAATTGATTACAAGTGTTAGTTGTGGTAGTGGATTATCAGCAAGGTTATGATTCATTACCCACTTAATTGCTTCCTTGCAAGAAGCAGATGTTATTTGATCCATCAAAAGGTAAACACCGTTTGATTCTATGTTTTGTATTTGTTGTTGTTGTTCTTTTTTAGCCATATGTTCCTACATTTTCCCACGGATATACTAGCCATACATCCTCTTCTGCTTTGTTTACTTCATCACAAGAGTATGACACACCGTCAAACTCACTGCTTAGGTTTTCCGTTAATACTGCGAAACGAACATTACCGCCCCATACCTTATCCCACTTAGAATCGTTTGGTAAGCAACTTGCTTGCCAGTCTTCTTTAATCCAATTAAATGTAGCACCAGTATCGTTAATATCGTCTACAACAAGAATGTTTTTAGCGGTTGGTCCGCCTGTAGCAACTTTACCGTCATTATAACCGTATGCATCTTCGCTCATCCAACAGTTAGTTTCTTGATGGCTTTCACCGTCACGTAATGCTACCTTAAGTGCTTCACAACGAATGCCGGTCATGTTTGAAATAATAGTAGCAGGTACATTACCACCTCGTGTAATACCTACAATGTAATCAGGCTTCCAGCCATCTTTATACATTTGATTAACAATGCTAACACACATTGTTTCTACATCTTGCCAAGTATAAAATTTCTTTTTAATTTGCGACACTGAATTCTACCCCCGTAATCTTGTCCCATCTAAAACTACGCCAACCATTTGCGTTAACGTCCCATACTACACAAACATCTTCACTAATCTTACGTACTTTCTTTTGTGAAGCAGGATCTTCTTTTGTTGCTTCAGGAATGACACCTTCTTTAAGTGTACAAGTCATAATGCGTTCATCGCCGTTTAGTTTATTAAACTTAACAACTACATTGCCTGAGTGCAACAAGTTCTTTAGCCAATCACGTGTTTGTTGTTCATTAAACTTTTCAATATTAATGTTCGAGTTCATATTTTTCTCTCAAGTAAGTTTTGTTATCGACCCATTTGCCGTCTCTAATAAAGCCCCACTCTCTTAGTTTAGGGCCTGGTATAAAAAGTGTCCATACATCAGTATTAGGAGCCAACTCAATACGGTGGAGACTCCTAGGAGTGCTGATTCGAAAGTGCCCCGGCGAACGCCAATGCTTTCCCGATACAGTATGCTCCCAATAACCGCCGCGAAGAATAAGTGTAAAATAGGGCCAAGGATGGTCGTGTAAATCATCTAAATCTCCTTTGTGAAACTTGTGTAAGAATACATTAAATGGAAACCATTTACGATCCTTTAAAAATAGGTAGTAGCGAGTTAGGTAAGGTTCGTTTTCATAACGATCCATAATAACACGTTTTCGACCAATTAATTCTAACCAGTCTAAAAAATCAAAACCAGCAATCCATGAAAAGAATTTAAAACGGAATGTCATCTGATCCTCCTGTTTCGTTGTCTTTATCTGCTTTAACCATGTTATAAACAGACATGAATTGATCCCAAAGTGTTTGACAAGTAGGATTAGACTTAACTAGATCTTCATCAATATATGTACCACCATTCCAACTCCAATCGTTGTTAGCATTGATAGTAAATGTTCCATCTGAAACATAATCGTCATTAGGGTAATCAGTACCAACTGAAACTGTGTATGACGGATTTGGAAAAGATACAGTTCCGCTTGGATACTCGTCTGTTGCTTCGCCTAATGTAATAGTGTATTGTTTATCATCATCGCCCATAATTACCTCGGAGCAAATTCCTGTTGTAATTTAATATTATCCATAAACTCTTTTTTAGTTCCTGGATCATCTTTAAAACTACCTTTTAGTACAGTTGTTTGTGTAAGTGAACTATGTGCCATAATGCCACGGTTCTCACAACAACCGTGTGTTGCTTGAATGTAAACACCTAAGTGTTTTGCATCTGTAGCCTTTTCAATTTCACGTGCAATATCATTTGCAAGTTCTTCTTGTAGTGTACCACGTCTAGCACACCATTGTGCAATGCGTGTATATTTAGAAAGTCCAATAACTTTACCATTAGGAATAACACCAATGTATGCTACACCAGTCACTGGTTGGTGGTGATGTGAACAAACACTTTTAAGTTCAGAACGAACTACAAGCATACCTTTATATGCATCTTCGCCGTCGTTTGGAAATGCAGTTGCTGGCGGAATAGTATCATAACGACCTTGCATAAGTTCATTGTAATACATTTTAGCAAGTCGTCGTGCTGTACCTTGTGAGTTAGGATCGTTATGACGATCAATAATTAGTGCATCTAGTACACCTTCAAACTTTTCAGCGGCTTCATTAATTAATTCTTCTTTTTCACCATCTTGGATAAAAGCAGAAATATTGTCGCCTGCCCAATATCGTTTGTTTGCTTCTTTTAATCTTTGCGTTATTTCAGCATATTTTTTCATTTTTTTCTCCGAGTTTAAGACGTGGATGTCTTTTCATTATATAAGTTTACAGTCTTTTTAATATTATTGCAACTAAAATAATCATCATTTAGAAAATTAACTAGTCTATCTAATGCAACTTCATGTTTTTTAAAGTCATTCATTACCCAATGAATTTTTTCAATTATCTTATCTTTGTTTGCAATATAACTATCCCATGATTCAGTCCATTCACTAGGGTATTTGAAATAGTCATCATACATTTCTGTATAACTTAATCTATCAGGTATAAGTGGAAACGCATTTACAATAGCACCTTCGTATGCACTGATACCTAAAGTTTCTTGTAGGTTAGCACTAAAGACCATTTTTGCTTCACCTAACAAATTATGATATTCAACTTTGCTTAGTCTTTGATCTTGACAAACTACAAATTCATAATCACTTTGTAGTTCTTCTTTTAAATCTCTAAAAATTTCTGGTTGTTTTTCAGGAGCAACTCTATGAGGGAAAAGAATTAAGTTTTTCTTTTTCATTCCTTTATAAGGATATAGTGTGTTCTTAAGATATTCCATAGGCCAACCTGATCTTACAATTTTTTTATCTTTAATGTAAGAATCGTTAGCACAATTCATATCAACACCTAACAACGTTTCACAAAACATCTTAATATGAAAGTCACTAGCAAAATAGTTATGATCAAAAGCATGGAAAAAACTTTTTTCTGCGTGTCTTACCCATGGTTTATCTCCAACTAATCTTCCTAAGAAATCTGCAGGATCATAACTGCCGGCGTGCCATAATCCGTGTGTTATGACATCAATGCCTAACAGTTCTGCCATATACTTTACATTAAGTATGCCAGGATGCCACGCATCTGTAAACAGTATATGATCCCCAGATTTAATTTTGCCTTTAGTAAAGGCTTTTGCAATTTTCTCTATCTGAGTTGATTTGTAAATGTTAGTACCACCAAAGTTTAAAAACGCACCTGGTGTAGTTGCATCTGGAATATCGTCACTACCTTCTACAACTTCAACTTCAATTGGATTAAACAATGATCCTTTAGAAAGAATTTTAGGTACGTGAACTTTCCATTCACTTGTGTATCTAGTTTCAACGCTTTCTAAATCTACTAACCAAATCTTACTCATTTAGTTCCTCTGCCTATTCTTTCCATGAGCATAGCGTTTTCTAATTCGATTTTTAAATCGATTATACTGTTGCCATACATGGCTTTGATTGTTATAGAGGTCTGCCTCGTTAAAGACATAACTCTGTCGATCTCCGCGAACCCAACTGTTCACGCACCAATCCTTGTATGATTCAAGGTCTTTAAAGATCTTTACGATCTCCGGATGGTCTGCAAAATATGACACTATCATCTCCTTTAATATTTTGCGTACTCGATGTGGGCACCGTTTTCTCCATCTTCACTAACGTCGATGTGAACTTCTCTGCCCGGGTGTTTAGCAATAATCTGGTTGTATAGATCATCGCAAATCATTTCACAACTCTTATAATCTAGTTCAAGGGTCTTCTCCTCGTAAAGTTTTTCTAACCAACGTTTAAATTGAATAAATTCGATATCACGATCGTTGTGTGTCACAGTAATACCGACTTTGAAATGGAATATGTGTCTGTGGGGATATCCCAAAAATGAAACATCATATTCATCACCTGTTGCAAGACTAGGATCATCTAGTGCCGCAGGATACTTGTGGATACCTTCCTTACGGAAAGTCACCCAAATCATACGTTTTGCAGTTCGCATGATTTTTTCGTGTGTTTCTTGAGCCATTGCTTCCTTCATCATGTTATCAGTTATACTCATATTATAGTGCCTTTCAGTGCTGTTGTCAAGTTAATCTTTAGGTTCATCGTCGCCATATTTGCTCCAATCTGTGAACTTATCACGTTCTAGTAAATTGTGTACAGGTTGAATCCAAACACCCGGATTGGAATGATTAAAATCAGCATCGTCAATTTTCATACAAGCATTGTAGTTTAATTGATTTACATAAGGAAGTTTTACGGACATTAAACTAATAAATTTATTGCGTTCATTAAATCCGTTTTCTAATATCCATTCGTGATACTTAACATCATAGTCTAAAGTCACCCAATAGTTTTTATCAAGTAAACCGTATACCAGTCCTTCCCAATCTTCTTTTGGAACAAAACTATGATTAGCACCTAGATAAATGTGGTCAACGTGATTCTCTTTTGCTTTATCTAGCACTTCTTCTAGTGGACGACATCCTACCACAAACAGTGTGTCCATATCGTATGCTGGTGTTTTTTCAACTTCGTACCCTGTAAAGTACATTACATCATCTTTTACACCATCTGCATAATCACGTTTCATTTTGTTAGCCTATCAATTTGATCTTTAATATAAAGTTTTGTTTTCTTTAATTTTAATAAAAGTGACTTATGACCAAAGTCTCTATATATACTACGCTCTTTTTCTAACTCGTCAACCTTTTTTGAATAGTATTCGTGTTCTTTGGTTAACTTTTTTACAGTTTTGTTTTTTATTTTTGACATTATGCCTCCTCAAATAAGTTCGCATATTGCGTACTTGCGTTTACAGTTTTTTTACCCGTTGCTCCCCTAGTGCCGATAATTGACATCCAGAATCTACTAAACTCTTCTATGATCGCATTCGCTTCGTCTCTGTTGTCAGTTGCAAATATCGCTTCCACAACATCTTTAAAAAATAACCTGTCAAAACGTTCTTCGACAAGCATCGCTGGAATTCTACCTGCGTCATATTCTCTGTTGGCTTCTTGTACTGCATTAATGTGACTCCATACGTTATGACCCATTTGGATCGCATAAGAAAAACTATCCCATGATGTTTTTCCTTCTTTGCCTATTTTATTTAGGTCGCCTGGCGCATAGATACAAATATCTTTTGCACTTAGTCCTTGTGTAATTGGCGAATCTTTAAAACTAGTGTGTTTGCCTTCACGTACAAATGCTTGACCAAATGGTGTTGTATCAGTTGCTAAAGCCTTGTCGTCAATGCTGGGTACCATTCTGTATACCCATTTACTTCTGTCTTGTGTTTCAAGTTCACAATAGATTTGACCATTTGCTGTTGCTAGGAACGGACTAGCACAGTCAAATGTAATCGTAAAGTTTTCATTGTGATACTTGCGAACTGCTCTTTGAATATCAGTTAAGAGCGTTGCCCACTCTAGTTTACTTGTGCCTAAGAAGTGCATAAAGTCATGTATTCCTTTTTCAAGCAATCCATCAAAACGTAATGCTACTAATCTTTTAAGAACAAGGTGTACGTCACACATATTTTGTCCACCCATCGACCATCCATTAAAGTGTGTGTCTGGATATTTCTTAGGATCACAGTAGTCCTTCATCTGCTGATACCAATCTTCTGCATCAGCATGATTTTCACCTTGTAGTACGTTTAAGAATTTACAAGCACCTGTACGATTCTTCATAAAGTAGTCGTTGTTAATGCGTGTGGCATTTACTGCTTCTTGATAAGTTGTAATGCCTGTTGCTTTTTGACCTGCTTCAGATCTAGATACCCAAGCAGGAATATCAAGGATCATACCATAGTCCATATAAGCATCCATCCACGCAAGAACTTGCTCACGTTTCTTTTGTGCTTTAGGACAGTTAGGATCTTTCCAATCACCTTCCCATACGCCTTTACCAATCTGGAAACCACCTGAATCACCTAACAGCCAACTATTCTCACGATCACGTTCACGCACCATAAGTTCTTTAGGTGCGTCCTTGTTTATATCAAGTTCTGCGTGTCCTGCCGAATATAATGTCCAATGATATTGAAAGATACCTTTTTGACGATTAAGCCAATTAAGACCTTCCATATCGTTATTAGGAAAAGGAATACGTGACTTATCTACATATTCTTCGCGACGTTGCTTACCAATAAACGTAGCATAGAAGCCACTAAGTGCCGGAAGATATATTGCGTAGTCCTTTTGTTCTGCTGTTAAGTCAGTTCTCAAAATTTATCTCCTACTTACTTTGTGCAGGCAAAATGTATTCATAACTTGCTAAACCGCTATCAACAGCAATTTGCATTGCACCTTGATCTGAAATACGCATTGTCTTATCACCATCAAGATTTAAAATAGCCATAGTTTGTGCTACTGGCCATGCCCATTCATTTTTAAGTGAACCTGTAATACCTGGCTGGAATACAAATTCGCCGGCGTGTGTACTTGCATCACCAAACTTAAACTTAAGGTCAGTACCATCTGTAATTACAGTAAACACAGTTTCTTCTGCGTTTGCAGTTGCCTGTAATTTAAAACGTTGGATACTAGCCATTGTAGGTTGTACTTCAACGTCCCACTGAGCACCTTTAAACTTAACAGTCTTAAGTTTTTCGTTAATAATTTCTGCGTTCATAAAACGATAATCGTTTTTAAAATCACCAGCGGCATTTTCAAAGTGAATACCTACTGGAATAGTTTGACCATTTCTGTCTGCTTGTACAACATCAATAGTTGCACCGTCTTTATACTCTGGACATTTTAAATGCACATCTAGTTTATTTAGGTTAGGCATACCAAATGTACCCTTCATTTCTACTTGAGCATTTTTAGTATTTGCCTGCATGATTACAGAGCGATCCTCTGCCATGCTGTCGATGCCTGTTTGTACATCATCGCCGTTTACCTTAACAATGTTAAGAAAACCTAGTGCGTGTGTATGTGCTACAATGTCTTGCAATATGTCTTTCATGTTTTTCTCCGTTCCTTATACATATTATACTTAAAAAATCATTCAAAGTCAAATAAATTGTTGAATGTATTCTTCTGTTCGGTTGATTTAATATCCCAATCCAAAACGCCTAACAAGTTGCCTAGTTTGTTATCAATAATAACTGATTCCATTTCGTCATCGTTAAACGGAAGTTCTTGAAACCAGGGTGGTATTCTTAGTTCGTCTGTAGGATATGCAACCGAGGTATATCCCATTGGATTGTTCTTTAGTTTACAAACGATAACTTTCATACCATCAACGATATTCATTGAATAGTTGTCACCGTTCATCTCCTTTAGTTTGTTCCAGTTAATACTTGCTCTTACGTGACCAGGCATATTAACTTTACCAAATTTTCTTTCTTTAGCAAGATAGTCTGTGATGTTGTTTGCACGTTTTGGAGAACCCTTTTCCCAACCAGGTCTTGCTTTAAATTGTGTGCGGAAGTCTGTAATTTTATCAAGAATTTCTGGTTCTTGGGCACCAGTTAGCACAGCCAATAATATCTCACTTAAAAAGTCCTGCATAAACACAGGAGTATCACTACGTTTAAGATCAAGACCCATTGCTTTTACTTTACCTGGTTTACCGTCAACGTCCATTCTTGCACCTTCATTATCATAGATAAGAATTGCATAACGTTTCTTTGTGATGAATAATCCTTTTTCACCAACAACTTCTCTACCAGCGGCAATAACACCTGTGCTTCTTGGTTTAGGACAATGAAACGCATCACTCATAAACTGTGGAAACGATTTGTTTGCTTCGTCACAAATTTGATCATATAGTGCAATGATACTATCTTTATCCCACGGAATATCGCCTTTTTCAATTTCAGGACGTAAACTTGTGTAAGCACTAAAATAACAAGAGTCAGTATCACCGTAAATAATTGCTTTGCCTACGTGATCGTAATCACCTGTAATAATTTCATTAACTCTTGATGACATATGTTTAACAATGGCTCTACCTGTTAGTGTAGTACTCTGCCCAATACGTGGATCAAAAAAGCGACAACCAGGATTAAGAATAGCACCATAAAGAGAGTTAAGATTAATCTTCTTAACCAATTGTCGTTTATCCCAAAATGCTTCTTCAACTTTATTTCCTGCTTCTTGTGCTTGGCGTTTCTTTGCCTGCATTTCTTTACGTTCTGCATACCAACGCTTTAACAGTCCTGGAATAATACCATCATATTCTGTAGTAAAGATAGTACCGTTAGCACTTAACATCCACGGCTGATTACTTTCAAATATTAATCTATAAACTTCTGCCGCACTCATTACATCTTCTTCACCGTTTTCCCATACAACAGTAATTTGTTTGTCTTTACGTTCTTCCATGACAAACTCATATTCAAGACTTCCAAAGCGACCTTCCCACGCTGACGCAAATGACTTTTTCTTAAGAGTCATTTCATTACGTACCATTTCTTCAGTATATTCTGGCTTCAGTTGTCCTACAACAGTTGCTGGATCCATATTAAGTGATCTAATAACAGATGGATACAGTGAGTTCAAGTCCATTGAGCCGATCCAATCGTGCAATCCTTTTTTAGGATATGCAACATACGCACCAGCCGCAGGCTCTGAACCTGGCTCTCTGTGTACTCTATTAGGAACAACAAAACCTCTATGGTGTGCTTCGTTAATAATTGCTTGTTCTGTCACAGCAACAGCACCCATTGTTGTTGGCAACAATACAGTGTTTGCGTGTGCAAGTTCGTTTGCAAGATCAATAAACTTTAACTTTTTGTCAAGTTTATCGAGTAGTGCAACGTCTTGCCTGTTATATTCGATGAATGTTTTAAAGTCATTGTTGTATAACTGATCAAGTGTGCCTTCGTAAACAGTTTTACGTTCGCCTACTTCCATTTCACCAATAGCATCTAGTCGATATGTGTGGCGTTCTTCGTATGTGTACTTACGATATAATTCTAAACTATCTAAGTGTTGTCTTCCTACAAGGTCGTATGTTTCTTGCTCACGGCCAAACTTTTCATAAGTTCTTTTCTTTGGATATTGATCCCACAAGCAAAACCGCTTTGTATCTTCTTTTGAAAGTACACGAGTAATACGGTTAACTGTGTAAGGAATATCATAACCTTCACTGTTCCAACCACTTAAGATATCTGCGTCTTGTATTAAGTCTAAGAACGTGTCAAGCATTTCTGCTTCACTTTCAAACAAGTGTGTATTATCAAAATCTTTTACAGCAAATTTAGCATCTTCCATGCTCATACCTTTTGGAGGAAGTGCTAATGTAATAAGACTATTCAACCATTGTAAGTGTACTGTAATTGCTGTAATGGCTGTAAATGGATCTTCAGGTGAACTATAACCACGTTCAGGATCAAAGTCAACCTCAATATCGAAAAACGCAACGTGTAGTGTTGGAGCATCGATACCTAAATAATTTTCTTCAAGCAATCGATATACAGGATTAACATCTGCTTCAAATAGTCCGCGATGTTTGTTAATTTTTTGTTCTTTAAGGAAGTCTTTCCAACTTTTACATACTACTCTACTAACTGTATCGCCCATAGTAGACTTGTGCTTACCACGAGGATCTTTATAATAGAATTGATATCTTGCTGGATATTCTCGGAAATCTCTTTCGCCGTTTTTATTACGTTCAACGACTTTGATAATATCTTTGTCTCTGTCCCACAGAGCATCTACATAACTCATTTATTCTCCTGTTTGTCACTTTCGGCTGACAATACCAAATTATGTTGCTTATGGCCAACTGTACCTTCATCGTAGTATTTATCGTACTACTTTGCCTTGCGTTTTTTTCTGCCTTTTTTCTTTTTTTCTGGATCAGGTATTCCGTTTTCTTTTCTATATCTTTCTTTTAACTCTGCATCAGTCCAGTGTGGTCTTCTATCTAATCCACCAGCACCTTGTGCCGCACCGGGTTCTAACTTTTGTATTTTACCGCCTTTAGCAAGAAATTCTTGCATTAACTTATCTAATTTTTCTTGCTGTTCTTCTTTAGAGGGGCCATCTTTACCTTCGTAGTTCCTTCTAATGTCTATTGCCATATAACTCCTTAGTTAATAACAATATAACATTACTTCCATTCTTTGTCAAGTTCTATTTGCTCAAAATACATTTCTGCATTTTGGCCTTTATCATCAATCCAAAAATCATACACTGGTTTCTTAAAATTAACACTTGTGTACTTTGCACCCCAATCTTTTAGTTGTTTGATAGTAAGTTCAGAATGATCAACACCAGTTGCCATTCCCCTTGCTGTCCAATAATGAATTTCGTGTCCTTCATCAAACAGTTTATTAAAATGTTCTATTCTTTCTTTATAAGGTTTTGATAAACTGTAATGTCTGCCTAGTTCTTGATCGCAAATAGTACCGTCAATATCAACGTAATAAATCATTACCACCAACCCATTGCTCTACCAAAACCAAATACGTGTAAGCAGGCAAAATAACTTGTCATTACAAGCGGCCAGCCTACTTGTCGTCTTACAAACGCAACAATACTAAACACTGCACCTGTAAAACTTACAGGATAAATCAAATGCATTGGCGGAGCATCTGCTGTGACGCTGATCCAAGTCATTGATGTGAATACGCAAATACTTGCGATTGTTTCGTAATAAAATGCTGTCTTATCAGAAGTATAACTTCTAATCCAAAACTGCTTTACTTTTTCCCATATACTCATATTGTTTTATCACTTTTAATACATATTGCTTGTTGATTAGTTGGAAAATATCCATCCTTGCCAACTGCTAATACTAGTTCATCACGTGCTTCAAAACATTCTGCCATTGTTTTGAACATTCCCATTTGTCCTACATTAACTGTATCTAATTCAATAATGATATATAATAACATCCAAACCATTTTACCACCACCCTGTTGCTACTCCAAATCCAAAAACATTAACAACAGCAAAGTAAGATGTCAGTAAAACTGGCCATGCAATCCTACGTCTATAATAAGCATAGATTGCCGTTAGAGAACCTATAAAAAACCCAGGATACACATAACGCATATCCGGAGCGTCTGCCGTAAATGCAAGTGTAAGGCTTGCTCCTACGGTAAAAATAAAACTTAAAAGTTCAAAGTAGAATGCTATGCGATCACTATGATAACTTTCGAGCCAAAAATCTTTGACTCGCTTCATTACTTGTCTCTGCCAGTAATAGTAATGATAGATTCTAGATCGTCAAAGTCGCTGTAGACTTCTTGCCAATTTGCTTTATGTGCAATACCAATTGCTTTGTTAATTAATGCAGGTTTAACATCAAGTTCTTCTGCTACTGCTTTTACAGTATCTCTTAGACCTTCAGTAAGATCTTGAACTTCTTGTTTAACATTGACTCCGTCGTTAATGACTTGCATTAGTTTGGCCTTTTCTTCAGGGCCAAATACTTTTGAACTCATAGGTTCCTCCTTTGTTAATTTTAATATTATATAAGAAATTTATTCACTTGTCAATGAATTATCGTTGTTTGTGGCTTTTTCTTCGTCCGTTTTGTACTGCCATTCATCAGTATGTCCTACACTCCACTTTGGTGTGTTCTCTACTGTGTAATTTTGTGTACAAACTTTAAAGTCTGGTATTAATCTATCGTTTGTGACCAAACTTTGATCTGTCCAAATAATTCTATTGTTTGGCTGTGCCGCAAATTGTCCGTTATCTAATTTAATGACATTAAACGTTTTATGTTCTGGGTCGTGTTCTGAAAAATTAACGTTTAATCTATTGTTGTCTGGATGGCAAGTATCTAAGGTAAACAAATATTCGCCTTTATGCATCTGTTTGTCTTTTCCAAAAAATTCGCAGTCACATAACATAGGTTTTTTAATTACTGTAATATCATAGTCAAAACAATCCCATATTTGTAAAGTATCTAATGGTAGTTGATTATCTTTGTCATAATCTTCTTTCCACACAAATGCACTTATAGGTAGTTTGTCATAAAGAGCACCGTACTCTGTTAGTAGTGTTTCAAAGTATAATGCTTTACTTTCAATGCTTCTAATACTAATCCATATACCTGGAGTTAGTTCGCCGTGGCCTTTTTGATGATCGTATAGGTATTCTTTTTTTACATATACTTCGATAGGCGGTAGGTTATGTACTAAAAAGGCCATATAATCCTCTTAGGGTTGTGTTTCTTTTGAATATTTAGTATTACTACTAGACGTTTATACCCGGTGTTTGACTTGGGTTGGGCATTAATTTCTGACGGAATCTTTCTAGTGCATCAATGGTGTTTTGTAAATCACGTTCTTCTGTTGGTTTTTGTGACATACCCTGCATACCTTTAAGCATTGGCAAGAACATATCTATTGCTTTGCCTAACTTATCTACAGGACCTATTTTTTCTAATATGCCTATAAACTTTTCCATTGCTTGGTCTGGTGGTAGTTTACCTTGTTCAAAATCTTTTTGTGTTTGTTTTAACTGATCAACTTGCTGTTGTGTTGCTTGATCATTTTCAGAAGTAAGTGCGGCTTTTGCACCAGCAATCCATTTTTTTAATCTTGCAAGAATTTGTGAAGTTTGTTGTCCTGTTGTTTGCGTCTTAGTATCTTTATTGTGACCAAACTGTTTATCTAATGAACCTTTTACATCACCCCAAGCATAATTTTTTTGATCAAACTCTTTAAATCTCATTATACATCCTTTTCAACAAAATCTAAGTACTCTTTAAATAACGAAGATTCTGCTTTCTTTTCTGGCTGTTGATTTTTACGAAATGTAAATGTATCACCTTTTTTATCGTATATTACATCTGTGTTAGTTGCCATTTTATAAATTTGTTGGATCTTATCAATAATCTTAGGATTATCCTGTGATTGAATTACAAGGTCATACATCGCGTGTGCTAGTATTTCTGCTGACGATCCTCTTTTCATTTTTAAATCGCCTTCTTTTTGCATTGATTCAAAAATGCTTTCTAGTTTTCTTTCAATACTATCTAGTCTTGTTTCAATATCACTAGTATAAGATTGTGTAGGTTGTACAACGGGTTCTGATACCGGTTTTGTATACATTGAATTTGGATTAGGATTAGCAGGTTGTGGTCTTTGTGTAGATTTGTTTACACCTGCAAGTGCGGCAATATCGTTTGAACTTACGTCACTAACGCCTGGAATATGTTTGCCTCTAAGTTGTTGCTCAATCATACGAGCGTGTGCTTGTGGGTTATCTGCTGAAGCAGTTGTTTGTTCTGTTGCTTTACCTGCATCAGGTGCATCAGGAACAAGAGGTTTTGCTTCAATTCCAAGATCGTTAAATTTGTTTAGTATTTTATTAAAGTCCATATTAGTTCACCGATTTTGATTTTGTTTTGTTTCCTGCTTGTCTTGCTTTACGTCCTGCACAATGCGCCTTTTGAGAAAACCCTTTTGGATTATTGCAGTTGATTGCTTTTTTATATTTCTTACTCCAGGCCTCACTGTAAATTTCATAATATCTCATTACTTTTTCTTTTTTGGAACGCAGTTAGGTACTTCTTTTTTACCTTTCTTTTTCATTCCAATCATTTCATAGCCTTTCCAACATGGATCGTCTTTTGATTCATTTGGATATTCTTTTTTAAGTTGTGCTACTCTACGTGCTAGTTCTTTTTTTAGATCCGGATCTTTATCTGTATTTGGATCTGCTTGAATGTCTTGTAGTGCTTTACGTTTTGCTTCGTATGGCGAAAGTGCTTGATCAATTTCTTGAGGAGTAAGTGCTTCTTTTAATCTTAATCCAAGACTTTCAAAGTAATCATCTTCTTGGTCTTTCATAGAAACCATATCCTTACGTTCTTTTTCCTGTTGACGTTCACCTTCCATATATGCATGAAGTGTTTTGATCTTTTCATGTACGCCACTTAATTTGTTTTGAAACCACTCTGGAAACACGCCACCTCTGTGTACGTGATCACGAATTTCATCAGCGGCATACTTAATAAAAGCAATTTGATTATCTAGCATTTCTGCTTCGTAATTTGATGCTGGTTCGTCGTATTTGTCGCTCATTGTTATGTCCTTTTTAATGTACCACCAAATATTGAAGTACCTTTCATATCTAGTGCGTTATCTGTTGGTTTTTGCATTTTTGCTTTAGGTGGGTTAGGTACAGCACCAACTAAAGAGCCGTATTTTTTACGTGTTTTTTTGTCTCCAATAGCAAGATGTGGACTTGCTACTGTTGCAATATTACCTGCACTTGTAGCACCAGGTGATGCAATTTCGTCTAACTTATTAAGTGCGTTAAAAATTGTGTTTTCATTTTTCTCTTCATCGTGGAAAGGACTGTACTTTTTATAAATTTTCATATCAGGGTCTAGTATTTTCATCATACTGCCAATTGCTTGTGATTCTTCTTGTCCTTTTTTCCACACACGATGGTCATCACTGTATTGATATGTCCAATCATGTGATTTTAGTTTAGCAATATAATCGTCCATTGCTTCAGGACCTAAATCTTTTACCTGCTGTTGTCTAATTTTTTCAGCACGATCAATTTCTGCTTGTTTTTCTGCTTCATCGTCTTGATATACTTTACCAAGCACATCTTTCATTTTATCGTTCATAGAACCAAGTTCTGCTGGATCTGCTTCGTCCATTTTTTTATACTTTTCTTTGCGTGGAATAACTTTAGTCTTATCTTTGTGAGCACCAGCGGCACCACTACGGCGTATATCCTGCATTGTTTGTGCGTTAGGATCACGTGGTTTAATAGGCTTATCTTTGCCTTCTAATTTAATAGTGCTATCAACATCTGTTAGTTTCATACTGTTATTTACCCTTTTTTTGGCGTCCACTCTTCATGTTGGCACACCAGTGATACATTTTGCCTTTTTCGCCACTGTATTTTTTAGCCTTAGCACGTAGATCAGTGACTGATCCATTACAACTAGCACCAGACTTTTTTACACGACCTGGACGACTTTTACCCTTTTTTTTACCGTCTGCAAAGTTTTCTTCTATACTTTCACCTTGCATTACTCTTTTTACAGTTCTTTCAAACTTGTGATCTTTATGTTTAAAACCTTTGCCGCCTGCGGCTTCCCATTTGCGAATGTTAACACCGTAGTCATCAATTAAGATGTTTGGAGTACCGTCTTTTTGTACTGCGAATTGTGCTTTTTCATGTGTAATGTAAACGTTCTTAGGTGGAAAAAACGCAAGATTCTTTTTAATCCACTCACGTTTGTGTGGTTCTGAATTAGGATCGCCAGGTAAAGGACTTGAGCAAATGTTATATGATCCTTTAACTTTTTTAATAAGTTCTAATAAATTTTTAGCATTTGATGTTAAGGGTATGTTAAGCCAAAAGTCATCTGTGTCTCTAATTTTTTGTAGTGCATCGTCGATGTCATGATGTTTGTTAATGTTCCACCACTTGTCAACTTTCATTAAGTCTGCCCAAGCACCAAAGAAGTCAGCAAGAACGCCATCCATATCAATATAGATTTCACCAGCAATAATGCCTGGTTGATCACGTTCTACTAATACTTCAGTAATCTTCATTTTTTCTTACGCCCTCTAAAACCATTATGTCCTGTCATAAAAGGTCTGCTAAACCAAAGTTTAAACCATTCACTATCTCCAGGTTTAACACCCATTTTCTTTTCTTTGGCTTTTATTTTAGAAGCAGTAATACTAGGATTTTCATCAATTTGATATTCTGATAATCCTTTAAATGTGTTTGTAATCCCTGCAAGTTTTTGTAGTTCTTCTTTTGTCATTATAGACCTTTTAGCATTCTTGCAATAACTTGATCTAATGCACCTTCTAAATCGCCTTTTTCAAACAGTCTTGCCGCTTCAGGAAATTTAGATGCTAGGTGATCATATGTTTGAATAATTGCATCAATGTCTTGTACAGAAATATCCATCTCTACAGCAATACGTTTCTTAGCATCAAAACTTGGACCAGTAGGTTCATTTAAATCTGTAAGTTGCATAATCTTTGGCAAGTAAGCATTTATTTGTTTTGCAATGTCGCCTTTATTCCATGTCAAATACATACGCAACATTCCTACACTGTATCCTGTACGTTGAATTTCTCGAGCACCCATTCTAGCCCCTGCTCGTGCATAAGCAACACCGTTTTGAATAACATTATTGTAGATGTCTTGTGAACTAATTTGATCTAATGGTTTGCCTATTAATCCTTCAAGGTATTGTCTTACTTCTTGCACTCTGCCAGCAACATCTTTAATTGCATTAACAATATGCATGATTTCTTGTTTACCTTCATTTATAAATTGTCTTGCTCTCATATTAATCTAAACCCCTTCATCATTTTTTTAAGGGTGCCTTTCTTAACATCCTTAGTTGTGTTTTGTTTTGTAAGAATACCAACTCCTGCGGCTTCTTCATTTGTTTCGTCTTGAATACCCATTGCCTGTCTAACCCTATTGTACATTTGTTTTGCAAGAGTTTCATTACCTGAAACACCTTGTTTAAATCCGTCAAAGTTTCCTTCAACTGCAAGTTGTCTTAATTTACTTGCACTCATTCCTTCAACGCCGTCTGCATCAGGATCACGTTCTCCACTGCTAACAACTTTAACAGCATTAAAAGCAAACGGTATTTCACCTGACTTATCAGGAGTGTTATTGTATTTGTCAACTAGGTCTTGGTATTGTTGTACACGATCACTACCTGCAACAATAACAACATTGCGATATCCGTCGCCTTGTAATAGTTGTAATGCTTGTATGATAGTTTTTACACTAGTATTTCTATTGATAGGAATATTAAACATTTCACTTGCAAAATGAAACTTTTCTGCAAATGTTAATGGATTCTTTTTAGCGTCTTGGGTTTTAGTTAAAAATAAAATGGGGTCGCCCATTACTTTTTGTGCTGTTGATTTTACAGTATCAACAACTTTTTGATGTCCAATGGTAGGAGGATTCATTCTACCCCAAGCAATAACGGCTGTCCTGTTGTTGACAACTTCGTCAATTCTCATTTATTCCTCCTTGGGATCGTATTCGCCGTTGTTGATTAATTCTATTTGTGATTCCGCAAATTGTCTACAAATTTTTTCTTTTAGATCTTTGGTATAAATTTCTTCTATATTACCAGGTAGTTTGTATTCTTCCTGATACATTTTGCAACCTTCTTCAACCATTTCCATAAACGACGAATAACATTCGTTGGCGTCTGTAGCAGGACCTTTTTTAATTCCGTCTACTACTTTTAAAAAATAATTTTTGTGTAAGTCGTCGTTGTGTTCGATATAAAACTTAATATCGTCTACTAGTACATCTGGCGTATCTTGTGATACATTATTGTCAAACAGTTCCTTTAATAGCATTGTTCATCACCATTTTCTACATGACCAATAACGTGCTTTATGCTTTGGACCTGGAGTATCGCAGTTGTGTCTAGCACGGAAACTTTTCCTTCTTGCTGGGTTTGATTTTTTAATCTTCATGTTAGGATCACCAAAGTTAACTTTAACTACATTACCTTTTGGATTCTTAACATATACTTTAAACTTCTTAACATCGCCACGCATTGGTTTGTTTAGTTTAACTGTGCGTCCTTGGTATTCTGCTTCTTCAATGTTTTCATCGTTTTCGCCAATCCAACCAAACGCTTCATAAAATTCATCACCGTGTAATGTGACATCTGTTAAATCGTTAAACCAAATATCTTCTTCTACTTGTTCAATTGATTCTTTTACTTTTTTCTTTTTCTTTGCTGGGTGGCTGTGTTCTACAACAACACACTCTTTCATGTTCGCTACTGGAATATTTCTAACAATAAATTGTGATCCGTCTTCACGTACAAATTTAGCATCGTAGTGTGTGACTGTTCCGTCTTCACTTAATGTGTGTTCGCCATGAATAACTTCACCTTCACCAAACTTATCATGTTTAAATGATTTAGTGCAAGGATGATAAATGTTATCACCTTCGTTTTGAATACTCTCTAATTCAAGATCTTTAAATAGTTTTTTTGCTTCATCACTATTTGGATCAAGTTTTTTTGATTTAAAACGTTTTTCAGCCTGTGCAACCATATCTGGATCACCCTTACGTGTTTCCCCGCCTTGTGCATCTTTTGCATAAACACCTGATTTAGGTGCAGAAGCATCAGTTGGTTTAAACATTGCTGAATCGTCACCGCTAGGTGTGTAAGGTTTAATTTCTACAGGCTTAGGATCTTTAGAAACTACTTTTTCTCTAGTACCTGAAATCATTTCCCAACCATTGCTATGATGGCTGTTTTCAAATTTATCTAATTCTTCATCAGTAGCATAAATTGTATACTCTTTACCTTGATAACTCCATTGAGTTTTGTTCTTGTTTTTATCAATGTTAAAATTTACAGTGCCACCATTTGACTGAATACGTCTTTCACCACCAAACGGAAGTTTACCATTTGCAGGTTTTTGTTCAGGCTTTTTTCCAAATAACTTTTTTAGAAAGTCAAACTCTGTTAGATTTTCACTTTCATACATACCTTGTAATTGTACATCAGGCATTTGATTCACTTTTGGTTTACTTGATTGTGTTGAAGAAGATGATTGCGATTGTTCAGCATCTTTTGCTAAACCAATATCACCTTTGTATCTTGTTTGGCCAGTCATACCATCTTTACCAAATGTACCTGCTTTGCCGCCCATGATGTTTACTGCTTTTTCTTCTGCTTCTTCTTTTTCAAGATCTGCTAGTTTAGCCGCGTGTGCTTTACTTTGTAATGCCTTTTCAATTTCATCGTTGTTAGCAAGATCTTGTAATGCTCTCTTGCCTCTAAAGCCAGCCGCCGCAATCATAACTTGAATGTCTACACCTGAGTTAACCATTCTTGTCATATCTTCAAATGCTTGAGCATCACCACGGTATGCTCTGTTAACAGTTAGAATTGCTTCATATGCTTCTTTCTGGTCACGCATTGGAATTGCTTGAATCTGTAATGCTAACATTTTTAATTCATGATTGATATTTCTAATGTCGCCTGCTTGTTTCCATTCAGCAAAACTTACATCTTTAAGTGCTTCACTTCTATCAGTATAGAAGTTTCCGTCATCACTCTTACTCCAATGTTTATATTGATCGAGTGCTACCCAACGGCTACCTACTTTTCTGTGTGTTCCTACATACTCGCCTGATCCTTGATCATAATTTGCTGGATTTCCTTGGAAGTCAGCATCAAAGTCTTTTCCGTATGAGTATGCTGGTAAACCAAATCCCATGTCTTTTAATCTGTCAGCCATGTATCTGTCACGGACTGAACCTGTCCAAATAGGACGACCATCAACAGCCATAGGAACATAACCTTTAGTACCATTTGCATATTCAATTGCTTGATACATTCCGCCGCCACGTTTCTTTGGCTCTTCATCCCAAAGGATTTTAAATTCTTCTTCTAGATTTTGTTCTTCAATTGCCTTAGCAATATTACTGTGTGATTGTGATTCAAATTCATCATCGTCAGAGTCATCATATGGAACTTCTGAATCTGGATCTTTTTCTAATGGAATATCTTTATGTCTTTCCATCGCCGCTTGTACAACTTTAACTAAGCCTGGACCAATTTGCTTGTCATTGTGTATCATGTTGCTAACGTTGGATAAAAACAACGAAAGGTCGTCGTTATTTTTAATTAGTTGTGATAGTTCTGATAGTTTGTACGCAATTTCTGCTTTAGCATCTGTAAATTTTTGAATATTAGCACTGCTGTATTTGATCTGTGATTTGCTTGGTTCAGCAAATACAGCGTCTTGCAAATCAGCAATTACTTCTGATGCTGTCTTATATTGTTTGCGTTTAACTTCTTTTTTGGCTTCTGTTTGAACGCCATCAATTTTGTTTATTAATTTTCTAAAGTCCATAGTGTCCATATTATAATACTCCTACTGAAGTATTTATGCAAGAGGACTTATCTTCGAAAGGGTTTGATTTCTGTGATTTCTGGTGTGTTTGCTGTGAATTCTAATCCAGCCATGTGACCTACATATAGGTCTTTATTTTTGTACGATAAACGCACTTTTACGGTGTTTATAATAACATCTATGTACATTTTCTCTACATAGCGATCTAAGTATGCTTGTACTGTTTGACCATTATCTGTACAATTAACTTCTATTTTTTCAGGTAGGTGTTGATTATTTTGCATATTGATCCTTTATAAAGCAGTAAAGGCCCCCGAAGGGGCCTTATACCTCAAGTTTAATTAAGCAACTAGGCCTTTTGCCATTGCTTTATAACCAGCCGCGATAACCGCTCTGCTAGCCGTACCTAAACGGTACTTCTTGTAAACTCTACCTTTGCTATCTTTAACAGTGTTAAGATATACTGGGAAACCGTTGAAACGTAGTGCTTGAATTACTGCACCTGGGTTTCCTGCACCAAATCTTGATTTGATTTGAGCCGCAGTTAGTTCATTACCATTTTGTAATGAAGCAAGTACTTTAGCCTGGATAGTTTTTGAATTGTTAGTCATGTTTTCTCCTATTGACATTTAATAAAAAACACTCACAATTAAGTGTTTTACATATATTATAATAGCAAAGAATGTGTATAAAGTCAACTACAACTGTTGGTTAATTTTACCAAAATGACTATTATTGGAGATTATAGCCGTTTCCGCTAACTTCAATTTCGTAATCACCAGTAATAGTTTTGGAAATAATGTCAGCCATGTCGTCTGCTTTTTGGTTGCTTAGTTCTTGTGAAAGAGCAACTTCGTAAACGTAATGTCCTTCAGTTGTTTTATAAGATTCAAAAATGATTTTTTGGTCTTCTGCAGATTCTAACAAACACTCGTCAAGTGTATGTGACATAGCACCTGCGAATATTCTAATAAAGTTTTCGCCTTGATCTTCGTTAAAGATAAGCCTTACAAAATGTTGTTCACTCATTAGTAATTCACCCTTATATGATTAACTGTTCCATCTGTAAAATTAGAAATAACTGCTCTTAGCCAAACAAAATTACCTGTAAAATTGTACATATAAGAGCCTGTTCTGTTTACAGTACTATCGCTAGGATCGGCTGTATGTTCCGTTCCTGATACATCAAACCAATCGTCGCTGGTAGGTTCAGATGCTAAAGTTGCTTCAATTTTAACTGTTCCGTAAAACCCGTCAACTTTGATTTCGTATGTATGTACTCCGTCACCGCCTTTGTAGTAGCCGTCGCCTTTTACTTTAGCACTGGTGTATGTTTCAACCGTGCTATCGCCTGGGTGATCAACTTGGGCAGTTTCTGCACTGTTGATTGTAAACTGAAAATTTGTACTTTGTTCTGGCATAGTACTTTTATTTATTTGATTTTGATTTTATATGCCTGGGCCATTCTAGCAATTTCCATGCCCTCAATTAGATTAATATCACTGTAATTTACTTTATATAAGTGATCTTTACCAGCATCACAGCGATCCCAACCTTTTGCAGATGTATGACCTAAGTTTCCAATCAAAACTTGCTTTTGGATTCTAATTGGTTGACCACCTAATCCACTTGCTGTCACAACAGCATGAACATTTGTTCCTTCGGTAATAACGTTTCGTTTAATTAGTTCTCGTACTATGTTTTCTTTTTGCATCAAAGTTCCTTTCTTAGTTTGAATTCTGTGATGCTTTTAACCGCATCGCTTAGATACATTTGTAATAATAACATAATATCTTTATTTGTCGAGTATAAAAATTTACCATTTAAATCATACCCACCGTTTTTGATTGAATTTAATGTTATATCAGTAATTTCCAAATCAGGATAATTTTTAATCCAATCTTTAAATCCTTGTCTGACATCACTGCTTAAGAATTTATTTCTTAAATTAATACGATAGCGATATTTGCCGTGCGGATAATTGTTAACAATTTCATGTGTAGGATTATTCAACAAGTAAGTTCCGTGTTTTTCATCTGTAGGCCATGAAATATCTACTACAATATCTTTAAACTGTTTACAAATATCATCAAACAAATCTTTATCATTTAGATAAAATCCGCAATGACTTGTTTCCAAACGCATTGTAAATTCTGTATTTTGAGAATACAGTTTTTCACGCATTTGCATAATCTTGTATATTGTAAATCTATTTTCCCACATATCTTTAGGACGGGTTTGGTCCCATCTATTTTTAAGAGTATTTCCGCCTTTGGCTAAAAACTCGTTAAAATTTTCAGATTTAGTTAATGCAGAAAAAACTTTGTCTTTGGGATATCTTATAAAAGCAATGCGTGGGCAATACACAGTTGCTTTGTAAAGGTATTTGTTAAAGAACAGTTTATTCGTGTGTTGTGCTTTCAACGTCTTGTTCCTTGTGTTCAAGTGTGAAGTTTTCTACATTCAATTTAATTTCTCCATCAACGTAGTCAACTGTGACTTTACCCCCACTTACAAGATCGCCAAATAAAACTTCTTTAGACATTGGCTTTTTAATACTTTGATCAATAACACGTTGTAATGGTCTTGCACCCATTTTACGATTAAATCCTTTTTTGATCAAATGATCTTTTGCCGCATCTGTTAGAATAATATAAATTCCTTTGTCTTTAACAAGGTCGTTTGTTTCTTTAATAAACTTATCAACAATAAGTCCTGAAGTTCTTTTATCAAGTTTTCCAAACTTAATAATGCCATCAAGTCTATTACGAAACTCTGGTGCAAAGAAATCATTTACTGCATCATCATCTTCGCCTTCACGTTCGAGGCTACCAAAACCAACGCCGTTCTTTTCCATATCTCTAGCACCTAAGTTAGATGTCATAATAACAACAGCATTACGAGCATCTGCTTTTTTACCATTTGAACCTGTGACAAATCCATTGTCCATAAGTCCTAGTAATACATTAGAAACATCTCTATGTGCTTTTTCAATTTCATCTAACAGTAAAATACAGTTAGGATGTTCTTGCAATTTAGTAATAAGTTGACCAGCGTCTTCTTCAAAGCCTACATAGCCTGGAGGTGCACCAATAAACTTAGCAACAGAATGTTTCTCTTGAAACTCACTCATATCAAAACGTACAAGTTGTGTTCCCATTTCTTTGGCTAAAACTTTTGCTGTTTCTGTTTTACCACAACCAGTTGGCCCTACAAACAAGAACGAGCCGACAGGCTTGTTAAGCGATTTCAAACCTGCTTGAGCAATATAAATTTTGTCAAGCAAACTATCAATTGCTTCGTCTTGTCCAAATACTTGCGTTTTCATACCACCTTCAAGGTCACGCATATTTTCACTGTCTTTTGCCGCAACTTGTTCTAAAGGTAATCCAGTCATTTTAGAAATTTCAAATACAATTTCGTCGTGATCAACTGTTCCTTCTTTTTTGTCTAGTATTTTAAATCTAGCACCAGCACGGTCAATAACATCAATTGCTTTGTCTGGCAACTTTTTATCAGCCATATACTTTACAGAATACTTAACAGCATTTTCAATTGCTTTTTGTGTAATCTTAACATTGTGATGTTTTTCGTAATATTTCTTAATACCTTTAAGAATATCAATTGAAGTTTCTTCATCTGGCTCGTCAACTGTGACACGTTGGAACCTACGCATCAATGCACGATCCTTTTCAAAGTGTTTACGGAATTCTTCCCAAGTAGTTGAAGCAACAACTTTAATTGTTCCTTTACTTAATGCAGGCTTTAGCATATTAGCCATATCATTTGCTTGTCCTTGGCCACCAGCACCTGCACCACTCATCATGTGTGCTTCGTCAATAAACAGAATTGAATTCTTTTTCTTTTCAAGTGCATTAATGACCATTTTAAGACGTTCTTCAAAGTCACCTCTGTACTTGCTACCTGCTACTAGAGCACCAATGTCAAGAGCATAAACAGTACTATCCTTAATAAACTCTGGTACATTATCATTTACGATTTCAACCGCAAGTCCTTCAGCAATAGCAGTTTTACCTACGCCAGGATCACCAACCAACATTACATTTGCTTTTTGTCTACGTGCAAGGATTAGTACAGTTTCTTCAATTTCTTTGCCTCGACCAATTACAGGATCAATCTTACCTGCTCTTGCTTTTGCTGTAAGATTTGTACAGAACTGACTAATAAGTCTTTCTAGTTGACTCTTATTATATTGTTCACTAGCCGCTTCGCCAATAATTGCTTCGGTCTCAATAAAGTTGCTAAACTTATCTTTATCAATGTTGTACTTTTTCATTACGAAAGCACTAAATGATTTCTTTTCGTTGAGTATCGAAAGGAATACGTCACTTGGACTAATAGTAGTTCTACCACTAAACAATGTTTGTGTAAATGCACGATTTAATACACGTTCTAATGCTTGTGTTTTTGATGGGCGACCTTTACGTGTTGGATTAACAATTTCACCTAGTTTAGTTCCAATGTAATCTGAAAGGTCTTTACTAAGTTCGTCAATGTTAGCACCAAATTCTTCTAGTACCTGTTTAAAATCTTCATTCAATACTAGAGCATATGCAAAGTGTTCGACAGTCACATATTCGTGTTTTGCTTCTTGGGCAAGTTTAATTGCTTTTTCAAATATTACTTCTAACTGTGCATCAGGTTCAAGCATAGTATTGCATTCCTTTTGATAATTTTTGTTCTAATTTTTTAGCCTTCTTAACAGCCATGTCCCATTTAAGTTTACTTGTTCTATCTTTATATGTAATACCTAACAAATGATCTAGTTCATGTAGATAGCATCTAGCATCGTAGTCTTCAATTCTACCCATTTGCTTTTCACCTTTTTCATTATAGAACTCTGCAACGATCCACTTAGGTCTACGCAGTTGAACAATAATATTAGGAAAACTTAAACACCCTTCGTAATCTAAAACAGTTTCTTCACTTGCTTGTAATACTTTAGGGTTAACAAAAATAGCACTTTTATCAGGAACGTGTTTACTACCCATAACAAATAATTGTGCATCAAGACCTACTTGATTTGCACTTAAACCAACACCGTCTTTTTCGTACATAATTTCCAACATTTGTTTTTTAGTTTCTACTAAATCAAATGGCGGATTTTCAAAATCAAATTCTTTAACTTGTTTATTTAAAAACTCGTCTGGATAATAAATTAAGTTCATATTATTTTAAGTTTCCCTTTATTTTAGTTATCATATCTATCTGGTCATCAGTTAGTTCTTTTGGTATAGAAGCCTTTACTTTTACGTAAAGATTTCCTTGATGTGGACCACCGTTTACATCAGGCATACCAAGTCCTTTCATACTAAACATTGTATCAGGCTGTGTACCTGGACGTATTGATAAACTGTAAGTATGACCATCTAGGTGTTTTATGTTTACCTTAGTACCTAGTATAAGGTCAAAGACATCAACTGTCAAGTCCTTTTGAAGATCAAAACCATCACGTCGATAGCCTTGATAATCTCCAATTTGAATAGTAATATGAAGATCTCCCGGTGGAACACCTTTTATACTACTATCACCCAAACCACGTAGTCTTATAGTTTGTCCGTTATCAACACCTTTTGGTATTTTAACGTCAATTGTTTTTGAACCACCATTACTTAATGGAAACTGTACAGTGACATCACCGCCATTAAATGCTTGTGTTAAGGTAATTCTTAATCCAGTCCTTACGTTGCTATTTCTGTTTTGTCTACGTCTTTGGAATCCACCTGGACCAAAAATAATATCTTCACCTTCAAATCCACCCCCAAACATCTGTGAAAACATATCTTGGAAGTTTCCTGTGTTAAATCCATATTGACCTTGTTGTTGTGGATCAGAAGTTCCAAACTGATCGTACATTGCTTTCTTTTCTGGATCTGTTAATGTTTGGTAAGCCTCGTTTAATTCAGTAAACATTTTATGATCACCGCCTTTGTCAGGATGGTGCTTTGCCGCTAGTTTACGGAATGCAGTTTTAATTTCTTTTTCGGAGGCATTACGAGAAACACCTAAACGTTCATAATAGTCCATATTAGTATTATATACTTAGTTTAGGTGTTTGTCAAGTATTACTTGTCAGACTTTTTACTTGATCCAGTGTATAAACCAAACCAAGCCGCACCAGCACCAACTACGATACTAACCAAACCTGATTGTTCCATAGTAGGATTTGGAAGAGCCATATACCAAACTACAACTTTGTATAGTAAAATAATATATGTTGAAATAAAGAATCTTGGAAAAATTCTCCAACTATCAACAGCACGGGCCATATGAATCCATTTTGCGTATGGATTAACACCTAAATCTTTTGCTGAAGCATCAACATCAAGTTCTAAGTTAATTTTACGTTTTGTTGTATCAGAACCAACTTTTACATCAACAGTTGCATTGCCGTCAGCAATTTTTTTCTTTTCAGTAGCAAGATCGCTCATTATGTTCCCCTCTAAATTATATGTGTATTTATTAAAAACTACAACTAATCTCGCCCCGAGGAGTTATTTTTTCTTGGATTGTTTCACCCTTGTTAATGTCTATATCAGCGCCAGGTTTAGCGGTACAAGTAGATTTAGCAGAACAACTACTTAGGATCAGAGCCGTCAGTAGTAGAATCGCCTTCGTAATATTCACGATACTTCTCAATTATTAGTTGTTGCTTAATCATGTATGCACGTATTTGTGCAAAGTTTTTAGCAAGTGTTTCGTAGTCGTCATCGCTTAAACCAAACAGCACAGGATCTTTACCTTGCTCTTTCATTTTAGCAAACACTTCTTCTGCGTTCTCACTATGGATAATAATGAACTTTAGTTCTTCCATTTTTGGAGTCGCAGGATTCTCTAGATTCAGAGGTGCTCTTTTAACCTCAGTCTTGAAAATATCTAAC